CAGGCTATTCTATTATGTTTATAATAATATTAGCGGTTATCTTCGGTAAATTAGATATAGAAACGGCTAGAGAGCTGATTAAGAAATTAAACCTATTTTCGTTTTTTTCATAGTGTTTTTGTTTTGGTTTGTGTTAGAAGGGTAGTTAATAGCTACCCTTTTTTCACCTCTAAATTTTTCTAGCTGATTTTCAACGAGTTATAAATTAATTGCAAAATAATTAGTTAAAAACTTTGCAGTTATAAACAATGTGCTTATCTTTGAAATATCAATAACGAATAAAACAAACGAATAATGACAAATCTACAGAAAGTAAGCCAAGAAGTATTAGAGTTAGAATTAGACTACGACCAAGTAATCTTAGACTTCGAACAGTACGGACACATCAATCAAGTATTAGAGGTAGAAACGGATAACTTTGAGTTCTCTATAATAGTAGAAGTAAACGATGCTAATTACGGGGAGTTTGAGAACTTCGCTGGAACTATCGAAGTAATAGAAATCGAATACGTAAGCGTAGGAGATGAAGACGCTAAAGAACTTAGATTAACTAACCAGATTAAGGAACAATTAAAAACGGTAAGATAATGAGAAACGCAAACCAATTTAAAGGACTAGCTAAAGGGATAAGTAAAAGCACTTACCCGGGTAGCTACACTAGCCATAAAGAATGGACAGATAGCCACACAGAAAAGAGATTTAACGATACAATGTGGAGAATAAGAGTATTAACCTTAAATAATAAAGAGAATGACAAAAGAGCAGATTATTAATTACTACGAATTACAGATTAACAAAGCAGAGAACGGAATAGAGAAGAGTTCTATTAAGTTCGAGATGAAGAAACACTTAGAAGCTTATGAAAACGGAGAAGAATATAAAACGGACATTGAAGCGCCGATTGAATGCTTTAACTGCGGATCTTAAAGTACTATTAATACTATTTTTAATCAACAAACTAAAATAAACTATGGAAAAGACGAAAATTAAACTATTCAAAGCGTTAGCGGAGTTTCAACAGAAAGTACCAGCTATCCATCAGAACACTAAAGGCTTTAGCTATACTTACGCTAACTTAGCTCAAATCTTTGAAACTATTAACCCGTTACTAAAAGAGTCAGGGTTAGGCTTTACTCAGCTATTAGGTAATAACGAACTAGGCTTTAATACTATCGAGACTATTATATTCCACGCGGAAAGCGGAGAAAGCATTAGTAGTACGATGATTATACCTAACGACGTTACTTTAAAAGGTATGAATGAGTTCCAGATTACCGGGAGTGCTATCACTTACTACAGAAGATACTCTTTAAGTGCTATTCTAGGGTTAGTTACTGATAAGGATACTGACGCAGCAGGAGAACAGCAGAAAGCTCCGGTAAAGAAAGCTCCTAGAAAACCTATTAAGAAAGATGTATTAAACTCTTCGCATAAGGTATGGAAGAACGTAGTAGTAGGTCTTAAATCGGGTTATACTATCGAGCAAGTGAAAGCTAAGTACGAAGTAAGTAAAGAAGTAGAGGAGGAATTATTAAAGCTTAAAGACGAATAAGATGAAAGAATTTAAAATCAGTCCGAGCCAATGCGGTAAGATAATGGTTAACGCTCGTAAGAAAGGCGAACTATCTAAAACTACTTTAAGCTACGTAGATGAATGGGTTAAAGAACAAATCTACGGTAGAAGAAAAGATATTAGTAGTAAGTATTTAGATAAGGGTAACGACGTAGAAGACGCTTCTATTGATTACATATCTAAGATGCTAAATCTAAAAGGTATTAAGAAGAACGAAGAGTTATTCGAGAATGACTTTATGAGGGGTACTCCCGACGTTATAACTAACGATACGGTAATAGACCTTAAAAACTCTTGGGATTGCTTTACGTTCCCTTTATTAGAGACGGAAATACCTAATAAGGATTACTTTTACCAGCTTCAATGTTATATGGCTTTAACGGGTAAGAAAAAAGCTAAGTTAATCTACACCTTAATGAGTACTCCGGACGATTTAGTACCTAAGTGGGATAAGTTTAACCATAACTACGAGGATATAGATAGCCGCTATAGGATTAAGGTATTTAGCTTCGATAGAGACGAGGACGTTATAGACGAAATCAAAAAAAGAGTCCTAGAGATTAGGCAACACGTAGAAGTATTAACTACTTTTATTTAACACCGAAGTAGGAACCGTTTTAATGGTTTCTAAAGAATGTTAAAGAGCGTTTTAATGCTCTTGACTAAACAAGTATTTTTTAATTTTAATTTTTATATATGTCACAAGACAAGATTTACGTAGGAAACGGAAAAGAAAACGAACAGTATGGATTTGTAAACTTTTCAGTATGTTTAACAGACTTACCACAAGAACACGTTACAGAGTTTAAAGGTAAGAAGTACATTAACTTAACAGTATCTAAGAAAAGAGAGACGGACCAATACGGTAAGACTCATACGGTAACTGTTAATACTTGGAAGCCGGAAGGTCAAACGGTAGACAATTCTCCGTCAGATTTGCCTTTTTAAGTTTACTTATTAGTGAACTAGATTTAGAAATTATAGAGGGGTGGGAACGCTCCTCTTAATTAAACCAAAACAAAATGAAAAACTTATTACAAAGATTCAAGAAAAACGTATTAACTCAGCTATTTACCTTTGGATTTATTATGGGTTCGGCAGGTGTATTATCTAATTGGATAGATTGGTTATACCCAGTATATGTATCGGCATCTATTATCTTAACCTTTTACGTAGTAGTATTTATTATAGCTGGAATCGTTAACCTTATTAAAAACGCTTTAAGATGAGTTTTATACTATTTATCTTAGCAGCTATTTGTAACGCTGTAATAGACGTAACGCAGTTTCACTATTATAGGTCTATCTTTAATAACGAACCTTTTAGCGAATCTTGGTGGAACGGGAATATATCTTGGAGAAATAAATACAAGAACGGGACAGTATCGCAAGGAAGGAATAATATTCCGGTATGGTTTACAGATGCCTTTCACTTTTTTAAAAGTTTAATGATAACTCTACTAGCTTTAGCGGTAGTCTTTTATAAGCCTTTAATTAATTGGTGGGTAGATTTTATAGCGTTAGGACTTTCTTGGAATATATTTTTTAGTTTATTTTACAAACACATTTTAAAAACGAGAACTTATGAGTAAAAAACGAAGCGTATCAACCGCCTTTTGGAGCGACCCTTTTATAGAAGATATAGCTCCGGAGTATAAACTACTATTCCTTTACCTAATAACTAACGAGAAGACTAATATGTTAGGTATCTACGAAGCTTCTAAGCGTAAGATGTCCTTCGAAACTGGTTTATCTAAAGAAGTAATAGAAGACGCTTTAGAGGTATTCCAGAGGTTAGGAAAAGTTAAGTACGTAGATAACTATATTATATTAGTTAACTATATGAAGCACCAGAAGTACAATACTAATATGAAGAAGTCCGCTATAGAGACTTTTAACAAACTACCTAAAAGCGTTAAAGCTGGTTTAGATTCCTTAGATAAGAATAACGTAGAAGAGTCTTTTAAAGCTCTTATAGAGGAGTATTCTCATGCGGATAAGCTAACTATTAAAACGGAAGTAGAAAACCCTTTAAACTATTACGAGAACGCTCACTTAGTCTTAACGATGGTAGATTATAAGAAGCTATTAAAACATTACGACTCTAGTACTATAGACCATTATATTGCTAAAGTAGAAAACTGGAAAAAGAACGATAAAGTTAAGAGTCTTTATATGACTATTCTAAATTGGCTTAAAAGAGACTCGGAGGTAAAGTCTAACGACGTTAAGATAGTTAAGAACGAATCTTACTCTACCGGGTTTAACGAACATTTTTAAAACGAATAATATGAGCAAGCAAAAACACTACTACCAATTAAGCGACGTTACTAACGAATTATTTAAACTAAGAGAAAAAGGATTAACTAGAGGTAAAGAAATAGGTTTCGACTTCGATAAATGCGGTATGTCAGTTAAAAAAGGTTGTACTACTTATATCGCAGGCGCTCCAGCTTCGGGTAAATCGGAGTTCTGGCTAGAGGTATTAGTTAACCTATCTTGTATCTACGGAGATAAACATATTATATTCACTCCTGAGACGGGGGAAGTACACGAGGTATTCGCGGAGCTATGCCATAAGTACGTTAATAAGCCTTACTTCGGTAAAGACGGAGTAAAAATGACGGAGACGGATAAAGCTCAGTCCGAATACTTTATAGGCGAACACTTTATAGTTATAGACCCGAAAGATGACACTATGTCTTTAGATGAGTATTACGAGATGGTAGATAAGGTAGAAAAGGAATTAGACTGGAAGTTCGCTACGACTACTATAGACCCTTTTAACGAGGTTAAGCACGACTTTAGCGGTAGACAAGATTTATATATAGAGGAGTTATTAGGTAAGTGTAGAAGGAACGCTAGGAAAACGGGTAGACATAACTGTTTGATTACTCACGTTAGAGACCAGCCTATTATAGAAAAAGACGGTAAGAGGTTTTGTCCTATGCCTACTCCTAGAGAGTTCGCAGGGGGTCAAGCTTGGTTTAGAAAAGGAGAGCAAATGATTATCGTTTGGCGTCCTCCTTATGGAGTAAGTAGAGATAACGGACAAGGAACGTACGAAGGAAACGAAGCTATTGTAAGGATAGCTAAAGAAAAGCCTAAAGGAGCTTCTAAGAAAGGGGATTATACCTTTTTCTATAATAAGGAGATGAACGCTTATTACTGTAAAGACTGGGACGGAGTAGATATATACGCAGATAGAACACCTATAAAGTCAAGAACTGGTAAGCAAGAAACCTTACAAGGTTTAAACGCTAAAGAAGAAGATAACTTTTTTAAGAATAAATCTTTCGAAAGAACAACTGACGAAGACGATATATTACAAAACACCCCATTTTAACCTAATACTATGGAATTAAACTTAGATACCTTAAAGAGTCACGGGATACTATCGGAGCTAACCGCTAAACTAGAAGCTAGACCCGGAAATACGAAAGAGACTAAAAAGATAATAAGCGACCTTAAAGGCGTTAATTTACACTTACTTAGGCTTCAAGAGTGGTACGACCATAAAGACGAGAAACTAACTAAAACCGAACTAGAGAACGATAGAAACGATATGATACTAACTAGCTACCAGAGAAAAATAAGAGTCTTAGAGAAGGAATTAAACGAGATAAAGACAGTACTATACGATAGTATTTAGTTAATTATTAGTAATTTAAGCGAAAAATAAATATAAAAATGTCGAGAAAAGGATTAACGAATTATCGTAAAAAGCACCCTCACCAAGTAAGAATGACTACCGAAGAGTTTACCGCTTGGAGGAGTTTTAAAGAAGACACTAAAGAAAGAAATAATCTACTAAAAGACGAAGCCGGAGCAGCTGGTATAGACTTAAAAGATATTAAGCACTATTGGTATAAATCAGAGAAGTTTTCGATGTTCGCTAAAAACTCTAGTAAGACTTACGAAGAGTTAAGAGACGAGATTATAGCTGATATGGACGGTTATAGCCCTAAGTATCCTAAGATTAAAAGGAAGCCTTCTAAAGACGGTCATTTATTAGTATTAGATATAGCCGACTTACATATTAATAAGTACGCTGCAGAATACAGTACTCAGGAAGCGGTTAAAAGAGCTATACTAGGTACGGAGGGGTTATTACAGAAGTCTAGCGGATTTGACATAGATAAGATATTATTTGTAGTAGGTAATGATGTTTTAAATACTGACAACATAAGTAAGACAACTACTAAAGGAACTCCACAAGATACAGACGTACATTGGTATAAAGCTTTTACTATAGCTAGAGAGGTTTATGTTAAGTGTATTGAAATGTGTTTACAAGTAGCAGACGTAGATGTAGTACATTGCCCAAGTAATCACGATTTAATGTCAGGCTGTTTTTTAGCTGATAGTTTAAATTCTTGGTTTAGACAGTCTAAAAATGTTAATTTCTTTATTGGTCCTGACTATAGAAAGTATTACC